CAAGCGATGCCGTCCCACGGGACCGAAGACGATTGATTGGAGGAAATTCAATACGCACACCTGACAATGCACAACACCTATCTTGACTTAAAAACAATTCCCATAGGAATTTCCCGTCCAAATCATAGTCCATTCCGGTTTTTCTGGCACGTCGTTTGGCGTTGCTAAGATAGAAAGAATTCATCTCTTCATATCCTTTGAATTTAGATGAATTTCTCCCAGTTTGTCGTTTGAAATATGTTTTGTCACATCCACAACTTTTTGTGTGCGACCCGTACTTTCCTTTCACCCAATATGGTTTTGCTTTGTAATCTGTTCGTCCGCATATATGACATTTGCAAATAGCGAACCACATGCGATCTTTTCGGGTGACATCTTGTTCCATTCGCAGAACCTCTAAGTTTCCGAACCGCTGGCCAGTAATGTCCCGAATGGGTTTTGTTCTATTCATATTGCTGAAATGGTTGTTTTCTTATACATATCATCTCAACAAGATAAATCTTTATTTTATTTCGTCAAATGGTTTGGGACAAAGAAGGTCCACATATCCCATTATTTTTTTGTAAATTTCGTCATCTTTTGTAAAGCCGTACTTTTGGATGGCAGTTTCATTTATCCATCCCCTCAAATCAGTCCCGAATTCTTCACTTCTTGCTTTAATATCGCAACAAAATTCACAGAGATAAACGTCGGGCATGTGTTTAATTCCGTTCCAATATTCGGGATGGTGCTGATTGGTGAGAACGTGATGTTGAACCGCCATTCTCAGTTTTAACTTGGCGTTTTCTTCCGGCGTGTTTTGGGACGTGGAATGCGATAGATTTTCGAATTCGATCCCGTAAAACTTACTTGTATCATGAACACAGCCATTGGCGATTAATTGTCTTCCCAAATCAATTTCTCCCCGGTCGATGAGCTTTTCTCCGAGCAGCAAGCAATTATCTTGCACATTTCGAATATGACGAGTCAGATCACGAATTTTCACCATCGTTTCATCTGCTTGACGACGAAGTTTGTCTCTCTTTTTCATTGCGCCACCATTTTGATAAACCGTTTAACCTCAATCTTTTCACCAAGAGTAGAGGATACATCATTTATAAGCTGTTCAATCGTTACCGTATCCTCTCGAACAAATGGCTGACTGTAGAGACAGTTTTCGGCATAAAATTTCTTCATCTTTCCGGCAACAATCTTCTCCACGATCTGGGGTGGTTTATTGCCTGCGGTGGTAGCAAACCCCTTTTCAAATGCTTGACGAGTATCTTCGGGAACACTTGCCTCATTTATATACACGGGCGCAATGGGGGTTGAAACGATATGCATACAGAGGTTCTTTGTCAATGCAAGAAACGCTTCGTTTTTGGCAACGAAATCAGTCTGACATGCAAGAACAATCATCGCACCAACTCGATTATTGTGAACGTAGGAATACACAATTTTGGTGTTGGCAACCCGATTCGCCATTTCGTTGGCGTCAGCTTGCTTTTCTTTAATGAGAAGGTCAACTGCATCTGCCACATCCCCGTTTGAACGGGCAAGTGCTTCGTTGATTTTGCTAATCGGGGAAAAAGTAATTCCCCGAATATGTTTCACCTTTTCGATGTTTGTCATACGAGAAGACTAGCAGAAAAAGAAAAGGGAGTCAAGCTTCAAATGAAGCATTTCCAAGTTACTTTCCCCACGGGGTTTATCCAATAGAAGCTTTTTCGAGCAGTCACAAATTGTTCAACAACGTTAAATGTTCCTCCTTTTTGACCCGCCCACACAGCAATTCCAACATCTGTATGCTCAACCATCCACGAGTTTTTGACCTGTTTGATTTCCTTGGCGACTTTTAAAAGTTGCTCCCGAATCTCGGCATCTCGCACTGACATGGTGTTTTCTTGACCTTCAAACGGCACACAGGCAATGAATGGTATGCCCAAAAGCATACAGGATTTACAAAAATGTAAATCGATGCCACTAGCCATGCCGGAATATGCTAGAAGTGATGAGTCCTTGGTCTTTAGCTCAACTAAAACGTCATCAATAGCAGTTTGTATCCAGCCAATATCGTATGTTGCCAACTTTTCCGTGCGATGTCCTGTGATTACAATTCTCATATTTTCAAAATTGGATCATACCATTTTCCGCACCACTGACATTGCCATTGAGACCACAATCCTTTTTTCCAACGCCTCGAATGACAGTTTGGACATCGTGGATTACTCATTAACCACGCAAGAAGTAGAATAAGTGATATTAAAGTATAGATCATTTCACTGTATTAAATGCACTTAAATCTTTACCGCCTGCGCCTCTCGCAGAGGAACAGGAAAGAGAAGACCTTTATCTGTCTTGTACCAAAACTCATCATCACGGAAATACTGGAAAGTGACTTTCTGTCCGTGGTTAACGTGATCGAGAATGACCGCCGCTTTGGGGTCAACATATCTTGGTGTTAATAGTGATCTTATTTGCATTTTTATGTAAAGGTATCAGATTTTTCCAAAAAGTCAAGTGTTTTCGACCCAGAACTACAAAATAAAAAAAGGAACAGCAAATGTTCAAGAATTGAAATTTATGGAAAAACTAATATAAAGAAGTTTTTAACTTACCTCTATAAAAACCGAGATGATGATCGAATTGGATTGACTCGGAAATATGAATCGGCGAAACGATATTTTATAATAACTCCCACCGCACGGAATTAAAACATCCAAGATCTCGTCCCCCGGCATAGGATATACTCGAACAAATCGCCTGTCGGATTTCTTCTAGTCTTTCGGCGTAAGTTGTGCCTTCAGACAATTCGAGAGTCCTTCCCTCGATATGTTTTCGTTGTCCTTTTGCCTCGTAAGAGGTTGAACCCCGATAAATCTTCTTGCCGTTCTCGATTTTGGCAGGAGAATCAAGGCAGCTTGCAAACCACCCACCGCTCATAACCATCGTGGCACCAAGGGTTAATGCCTTGGCTACATCGCCGAAGTCCTTTGCCCCGCCATCGGCAATAATCGGGACATCAAGGTTTTCTTGAGCACATTCCCAAACAGAGTATGCCGTGGGAAGATGAAATCCCGTCTTGTTTCTTGTGGTGCAAATCGACCCGCCACCAATACCTACTTTGACTGCATCAACTCTCAAATCACACAAGAACTTGTAACCGTCAGCCGTAGCAACGTTTCCGGCGATAAGGTAAAGAACGCCCTTTTTAGTGGTGGAAGGACGAAACCATTCAATCATTTCCTTCACCTTCTTGTGATGCCCATGAGCAACGTCAATCGTCACTACATTAGGAATCATATCTTTGTCAACCAACGCATCAAACTCTCTTTTCGATTCATCGCTTACACCAAGACTGATACTGAAAAGTTTAGTATCCATTCCGGCCAATACCTTTGCGGGAATTTTTGTATTTGCACCATCAAATCGATGCATGATGTAAAAATAGTCGTTGAGTTGTAGAGAGTCCGCAATATCCCATGAAATGACATCCTGCATGTTTGCGGGGATGACGGGAAGTCTCCATTTCTTTCCGAGAAAAGTAACAGAAGTATCTCCCTTATCACGAGATTCCAACTCAGAATACTTAGGTCGAAGACACATGTCTTCGTATGAGAACAGTTTCATTTTGGTGTTAACATACACCAAAATAAACCGGAAAGCAACTTTTTATACTACCTTGATGAGATTTTTCAATCTAATTGGAGTGATTTGTTCTCGAATCCGTTTGTTGACTTTTCCGGTGGCGGGGTCAAAAAACTGCGTATCTACAAGCTTAAGTTTTTTCAACATCGGTTCGAGATGTTGTTTAAACAATGCCATTGGGATTTTCTGGGGTCGTGCTTCCGTTCCTCGGTTAATCCCGAGAGATTGCCATTGGTTTACTTCCACATGATCTGGAAAGTATTTAACCGACATCAACCCACCTACTCGTCCGGTGTTTGGCATTCGTAGAGTTGGAACATCGTAAGTTTCTTCCTTTTCAGGAACATCTTTCTTGGCGGCTCCTCCCGGTTGCATTTCAAACCGATCTCGTGGGCCGGGAGCCATGTCACCCGTAGTAGGGTCTACGAGTTCGGCTTCTTTAAGCCCCATTCTTTGACGAAATGCTTCATATCCATAAACCATATCCCCGGCAAACGCATATACACCAATGTCTTTCTTGCCGCTCGGATAAATGGCATTGACATATTGGAACTTCTGGCCGTTCATCATGAATGGTTCTTCGCCCTGTCGTTCACTGTCATACTGCACATATAATGCATCTGCATCATCTTTTTGATATGTACGTTCAGCATCGGCGAAGCTCTTTTTTAATGCCTCTTCATCTTCTGGATTAAAAGTGTCTCCATGAGAACGTTTATAGCTTTCTTCATCATTCCAACCAACTTCATTCATTCGATGTGCGGGAACATCTTTTGGATGTTTTGCTGATTTGGCTGGCACCGGACCTTTAAGACCCATTGGTGCCATATATCCTTGAACGGCTCCCGTGCCGGTCATTTCTTTCATCCCACCCATTTTACTATGAAGACGAAGTGCCCACAAAGGTTTCCCGTTTGATACAGTTTGGAGAATCCATCCAGTGGTGGTGTCATCCATTTCAATGGGTTCAACGTGATGATTGAAATCTCCCATAATTCCTTTAAGCTTTGACGTATCGGCTCTTTTTTCATAGCCGGGGCGGGGAAGTTGTCCATCAACAGAAAACTCTTGGGCTTGTTTGGGAGTTAAAATGAAAAAGTTGTTATCAAGATACGGAAGAATAACCGGTGTTTCTTGGAGCATATCCTCTTCTCCGTGTTGGTGCTCTTTCCCACCATATTCGGCTTCGAGGGCTTGATACATATCGGACTCCAAACTTTCTGGTTCGGGACCACGAGAAATAGGGCCGGGGCTAAATTGGGACGTGCTTAGAACAGAATAAAGATTGGACCATTGACCGCCGTGATAATGATTGGCAAACCAATACATAGCCACTTCGGCAGCATCTTCAAATCCTTCTTCTCCCCCGCCAAACTGTTGACGTAAAAACTGCAACATTTCTTCCCGAGTGGGATCTTGAACACGCTCCGTGAGGACAGAATCGAGACACTCACGAATGATGGATTTCAATTCTTGACGTTTCATATGTTAATTGATTTCGCTGAGGATGTCTCTGACAATTTTGTTCACCGATTCCCATTTATTGGTGATTGGGTTTCTGACTTTCTGCACGCTTTCCATCATTGGTTTAGTTTGATCCATAAACATAAATGCTCCCGCCGTTGACGGATTTGATACAAAATCAAATGCAATCAGTTCGAGATCTTCACCGACCATAGAAGTTCCTTCGGCCACTTGCTGCAAAGAACCAAGTGCTCGGGATGAAATACCAACATTAACTCCGCTACGGAAAAGCTCACGCAGAATATTTCCACTTGGAGTAGATAGAACTTCACACGTTCCAATCAAGTCGTCACCTTCCCAGTGCATTTCCACAACTTTATGACAAACATTACGCAGGTTTACTACCGACGTTTCGGGATGATCGAGTTCGCCCGTGGCTCGACTTTCCTGAATAAATGTTTCGCTGTATTTTTGTGCTTCACGAACCAATACTTCTTTTGGGTAAATTCGTCCGTTCTGGTTTTTTATGTTAGCACGTTGCAAAATACCCTTGACTCGAAATGGGGCATTTGGATTCGCCAGGGATTCCCTCAATAAGTTAGGGTCGGCTCTGAATGTTTGCACTTCTACAAGTAGTTGTCGGTTGTTCATAAATCTCAATAATTGGTGATCTTTCTGATAATGATCACATATTTATCTCCTCTTGTGTCAAATTTATCCAAGGTGTAAAAACTTTCAATGTCACTCACACTACTAGCCAACCGAGATGCTCGGGAAAGTTCACTTTTAACTTGATCTACTGTAAGCCCCGGCAATTCATTTACCGGAATAGTAACAGCATAGCTCGCCACCGTTTTTCTGTCTTTTGTTCGAGCCACTCCATCTCGTGGAATAAATTGCTTCAAATTCGCATTTGATTGCATAAGCAATGGAGGTAGCCACGTCGAAAGATCCCGTTCAATTGATTCTACGGGGTATTTACGAACCAATTCAGGCCCCCCCTCTTCTTGAACCGATTGTTGTTCTGGTGGTTCCGGCTGTTTGGATTGTGGAGCCGAGGAAGATTGTTGTTTGGGCGGCGATGGTTGTGTTTGAGTTTTTGACGGCTCGGGCGTTTGTGGGGATGGTTGTTCCGGTTGTTCTGCTGCTCCTAAAATCTGAACCTTAAATCCCGGTTTGAGAAAGTATTCCTTGCCATTCGTTCCTTTAACGACCACTACATAATTGTCATAGTAGTCATCTAGAGAAACATTAGCCACATCTATCTCATAATCCTTTTCAAATTGCTTATATCCACGAGAAGCACGAGCACGAATTTTTTTTCCTTTTAATTTGACCGAAATTGCTTGCCCAAATCGAGTTTTGACATCCTCTGTAGTCGAGTTCATGGCCCGAATAAAAGAAAAAAAATCCTTCCCCAAATCATAGAATTGGGCTGTCGTCTCGGCTTGTTCGACTATGCGTTTCAGTTTCATGAGAAATATTTCATCATCATTTCTTTGAACTTTTCTTTATCGGTTCGTTCTTTGTCGGCCTGTGCAATATCTCGGCGGATTGCTTCTCGCTGCATCGCCGCCGTTTGTAGATCTGGATTATTAGTATTTACTTTAAATTGATTTCCGCCCGACCATACAAATAATTTTTTGGGCTCATTCATTGTCTTTGTTGTCCCGTCATTTGAAATGCTTTCTGTGTCAGCTTTTCAATAGCATCGGCTCGTTTATCAAACTCTTGAATGGGCAAAGCAAAAATTCCATTCATCAATGCTTCATACTGTTTATCCAATCCGGCTTGTTTGATCACTTCCAATTCTCGCCGAACATCTGATGCCATATTTTCATAATCCTTGGCGTCTCTATAATATGCTTCATCCGGTGGATTTGTTTCTGCTACCATACCGATGGGCTGTGGAGAAGCGATACGAAAAACGTTTCCTCCAGAATGCTCAAATATTACCTTTTTATTGCTCATACGTGTTTATACAGGATCTTGTTTTCGTTTCATCTCTTGAGCCCCAATAGGAGTCAATGACATTCCGGAAGGAGTTCCTTCCACCCCTCTTTTACTTCCACCTTGCTTGGATACCCACCCGCCCCGAATATTACCGGGAAGATTAATCGGGGCAACGGCACTGGTTGTCGTCATTTCCTCCAAAGTTTCAGTTAGTCCACCAAGCGGTTTTCCACTTCGACTCATTAATTCAATGTTTCCGTGATCATTTATTCGCCAAATATTCAAAATTACCCCCCCACGGCTCATCCATCGGGCAATGATTGGAAATGGATTCCGAGTTCCTTTTGGAGCTATTTGCTGTCTTGGGGTTCTATGGGCAACATACCAAACAGAATCGTCGGGATTAACCTGAACATATTCCCCATCGTTATCTTCTCTCCAAGCTGATGCTAAATCCCCGGGGTCAATCACACCTTCCTCCATCATTGAAAGTTTTGGTCGAGCACGGAACATTTCTTGCAAAATTGTTCTAAGCGTATGCTTGATAACTTCCTTTAACTCGGAACGAGTAATTGTGTTTTTGTCGGAAACACCGAGTTGCTCAGAAAGAGCTTCCTTTACGTATTTTTGAATTAAGTTCACTTAACCTCCAACTGTTTTCGACACTCTTTTAGCAACTCGTAAGAGAGCAAAAGCACCATGATTTGATTATCTTTGACAATTTTATCCGGACTCACCTTATCCAGTTGATGTACGACTTCAGTGACTTTGATACGGGCAACATTGTCCTCGATTTTCCTGACCACTTCGGTCAATTGTGTCTTGACTTCCGAGACTTTAATTTTGACAAAGTTGCCAAGAGAATTGGTATTGGCTATATTATAAATATATTCACGAAGAACTGCTTTCTGATCGTCATCCAATACCGTTGAGTACTTGGTATTGAGTTTTTCGAGCAGAAGTTCATAAGCAAGAAGACGGGTTTCCGCAGATTGTCGCCTATAACAATCGATGAGTTGTTCGTCTTCGGTTTCTTTAAGCACAGACGCTTTCGGTTTATCAACGATGTGTTCTACTATGCAGGTTTTAGCTTGAAACATTTCGTTTATATTGAACCTAACTTCTTCAGAAACCCCGTCTTCAAAAAGCTTGTAAATAGAAGCCAACATTCGATAATTTCGAATAGGAGCCTTAAAAAGATCATCTAATGGATATTTTTCTTTGGCTTCCTTTATGAGTTCATACTTTTCTTGACTGAGCTTCTTACGACTTAATCGCTTACGAGCTTCAAGAATAACAGAAAGAAACCGCTCTGCTTTGGGTTCATCCGCAAGTTTATTCGAAAGAATGGCGCTGTAAAGCTTCCATTCCTTACTAAGTTCCGTATTTTCTTTGAAATACTTAAACAACAATTCTTTCGCACCGGACTCTTGTTTCCCTGCTAAAATGTCGGCAGTGACTTGTCGAGTCAAAAGTTCGAAAAGAATGCCAGTATTTTTAAACTTGGAATGACGCATTCGCTTCTGTGAATTATTCATAGTTATGCCTCCTCCAAAACGTTTTTGATTGTTTTTGTTTCAGAATCATATCTCCAAAACTTTTTAGGTCGGAGGAATTCAACTATTTTTTGCTGTCTGATAAAATCTTTCTGCTTCTGACCGTGAGATTTGTGGTATTTCCCATCGTACTCTATTATAACTTTATGTTCTGTATCATATCCATCAATATAAAATAAGTCATTATCGGTTTTGAGTTGGAAATTCGGTTCAAAATGAAACCCTAAACGATTCCATTTTTCTAACAATTCCAACTGCCCAATATCAGTCTTGACTTTCAACCATTTTGATTTGTACAGAGCCTCAATGTGACGTTTTCTTATTTCTGGGATATGTAATGCTTTTTTTACTGCCGCCGCCATTTTCCGAACTTCTTTTGGATCGGAATATCGTCTTTTCTGTGCATTTGATCTTTCTAACCGAATTTCTGGGTTGGAGTAGTATTTCTTTTGAATCTCCGATTTCAATTGCCTCACTTTTGGATCAAAACAATATTTCTTCTGCCCTGCTGACATTCGGAGTCGTGTTTGAACATCAATTTTTTTCCCTTTTTGACTTGACGATATTAATGATTTACTAAACTCTGTATGATGGAAACCTTTTCTATTTGACGTTTTCCCTCTCAACACATTACAACACCAACGGCATTTTGTTCCTGGCTTAGAATGGCGAAAGGAATCCAGTGAACAATAAACTATGTCCTTACCACAATCCGGACAAGTTCGTTTGTATTTCGTATTCGGCATAGAAGTAGTATTTTCAACTATTTTATAAATATACGCTTACTCATCAAAAGTATCTATTTGTTTATGGTTTTACTCTTCTATAATGTTGCTTTCATCAAGAAGGGTTTTTGATTTACCAGATGAATTTACTTCGGATAAAAGCTCCTTTTCTTCTTCTAATAGAGGTTTTGTCAAAAATGCCTTTAAATTGTTGATAACACCCGTATCAACTTGGGGTTTGATTCCTACGCCTTCGGACATACCCAAGGGGGACGTTCGGAACTTATGGCGTGTTTCTCTGTCGGTCCCTGGCTTGGAATTCATTTCCAATTTCCCACGGGGGTCTTCTCCAAATGGATATTGACGTGAATCCTTTCGACCAGTTTGATCTTCATCATCGTGATGTGGTTCAGTCATTTCTTGTAACCCACCGGGACCGCCTTCCGGACCACCCTCTGGCCCTCCACCGCCAGCACCTTCGGCTCCTCCTTCTGGCCCTCCAAGATCGGGTCCACCGGGACCACCTTCCATTCCTCCTGCGTCACCACCCCCAATATCGCCGGGGTTGATTTGTTGGGATGGTTTGGCAGGATCATTCCCTTCTTCTTCAATTGAAGTAAGTCGGAACTTTTGTTTGGTATCTTCAACCACTTGATCGTTAACCGTTGTCTTGTCTTCGTCAGACATGTTGAAAATATTTTTGTAAATCCAATCCTTGGAGAACAATTTGTTTTCCAACATATCCGATGCCACCGTTACTTTATCTCCCCAGATTTCAACCTTTTCTCTTTCAAAGATTGTGCTTGGATTAGTTAATTCTAATTCGAAATTAACTAATGCTTCATCACGATATCCCTGCGAATACAAATGAACAATGGCGATTTTACTGAGTTCGGAAACAAGAATTCGTTGAATGCGTTGAATGGTTCTAGCAAATCTGACATCTTCAGATGCCAAAGTTGCTTTGCCAGACAGCCCTTCTTCAAACCCAAGAAATGCCTTGGGAATTTTCAACGCCGCCATCATTTTATGCTTAATATAATCCAAATCCTCAATGCCGGTCCATTCCATACCCGCAAGAGTATCGATTTCAGTTCCACTATCTCCACCACGAACAGGAAGATAAATGTCTTCGACCATAGATTGAAGATTGAACCTGAGATTATAATCACCCGTCCGTTCATCCATATACGGAACTTTCTTAACTTTGGAAATAAGTTTCTCCATGTAAGCATCAACTTCATTGGGAGGAAGAGCACCAACGTCAACCTTAAAAATACGGCGTTCGGGAGCACGCATTATACGGTGAATTAACATTGCATCTTCCATCAAAGAAAGTTGCTTCCAAACACGACGAGCACCCTCGATCATCGCCTTCCCATATGGAAGAAAATTGCTATCGGACAACAATCGAAAATGGGCCATTTCATAGTTTTCCACAATTTCAGCCTGTGATGTATCCGTAGGACGAAGCTGAAACTTCACATAGCGTTTGTTGTATGGGTCACAGTTTTCAATGCGTTCTACATTGTAGGGTGAAATAGGTTCCACCATGTAAACGCCATATTCCGGTGTGATGTAAAGTCGCAAAAAGAAATCCCCATACTTACACATGTTTCTGGTCCAAGACCACATATTACCCTCAATATTGAGAATATCATAGAAAAGATTATGAAGAATTTTTTTGATGTTACTATTTTTTGAATGAACCACAAGCATTTGTTTTAGTTCATTCAAAGTAAGACATTCATCTGCGTAAATGTCTAAAGCGGAAGCTATTATGGGGTCCATGTCCATTGTGTTTCCTACGAAACAACTATCAGTGGCAAAGTTATGATATTCTTCTACAGTGATATCATAAACCTCTATTTCTCCGACAATTTCAATGGATATTATCTTATGGTTTAATGTCGTTTCTACCTCCTGTTTGAATGATTTCCAATCATGTCCCTCTTTCTTGAGACGATTTTGAAGCGTAGAGTGGTCACAATGAATGTGTTTGATAAAATCCCACAGATTTATTTTGGAGTTTTGTTTGTAAAATTCAAATGCTTTTTCTTTAACATTGGAAAATGTTATATCTCCACGATATTTTGGGTTGTGTTCTCCCGTTTGATTCCTATTCTTAAACACTTCCTTGAGCGTCTTCGACCTTTTTTCGTTTGAGTCATCGGAGTGTTGCTTTCCATAAAATGGATTATTTCCCCCCATTCGTTCGCCACCCCACTTGTGACATTTTCTATTTTTATATCCTTCAGAATTTCGTATTTTCTCCAATGTTTTTGGTTTATTTTCGGGAGACCAAAGTCTGTCAGAGATAATTTTGCAATGATAATGCTTATGCTCAGAATCGGTCATTATTTGCAAATTATCTGGCAAGTTATTTCCTTTATTGAAGTCTTTGTGGTGAACTACTTCATTGTCTTTTAACGGTCTGTTGAATTGTTCGGCAACCATAACGTGTTCCGATTCCCATCCGTTTGAAAAATCGTAAATGTGTCTATATCCATGTCCATAAAAATCCTTCTGATAGAAAGGCATTACAGAGTCCCCTACCCGAAGTTCATATATCATCTTATATGAACCATCTCGCATCATAAATGGATGTTTCAAACTTCCAATGACATACTGCCCATTATCAAACGTTACCTTATAACCAATGCGTTTGCCTTCCTTTTTACGAGGGTGGTATGCTTTTCCAAGTTTTATGGAATTAGTTTCGTGGTCATATGAAAACACTAAAAACCTCTCTTGCGGTCTGTTTTTATACTTTTCGGTAAGTTCTGCTATTGTCGGGCGAGAACCATCTGGTAATGGAATAATGGTGTCTGGTCCAACACAATCATAATCCCTGAACAGGTCCATTCTTGCTGCCTGATATGAAAGTGCAAAATCTCGGCTGTACGCATTGTAAGAAGTAGATCGAATACGATTGAACCTATCACGGAGAGAATTTCTATCCGTGGCGTACATGATATTGTCGGTGTCTTTTATCTTAAGTTGTTTACCACCGACGTTGCGAACGATGACATCCGTAGAGAAAAGCCGCTTCAACCTCGCATAGAGAGATTGCTGCTTAATATCTACAATGTCGTCTTCGAATTGTTGAATTTGTCGTTCTGCCATATATTATCCTTTCGTTTTGTGTGTATGTGTCAAGTCAAATGTACATAGCATCTTGACTATAAATAGGAGGAAAAAACATCAAAGGAGCCATTTCAGGCTCTCTTGGTTTCCTCCCCACGGGGTTTTTGGCCCCATAGGCATACTCCACGAATCTCGGGCATGCTGTTGGCTGGACTTATACACAGGGGCCTCGGATGTTTTTTTAATAACGATTTGGTCGAGGGTTGCTTTGGTAAGTAGCAATCTTTCTTGTTGTAACCGCAAGGCGGTATCTCTAACCCAAATACCAATTGCCAAAGCCATAACCAAATCGTCGTTATATCCCTTGGCAGCTTGGGGTTTGTGGTTTTCCCAAATAAATACTTCAAGTTCAGAATAAAGCCGCTTGGAATAAATTGTAATGGACTTATCGACGAAATACTGACACAGATTCGAAATTATAACCGGGCGGGTTCTCAATGTGGTTGCAAATCCCGGTACCAGTTTCTTTTCCTCGGAACTGTATTTATTAGTCATTTGTTGTTCCACGTCCACATAACGTAAATCTGCTGAACCGTAAAACGTGTTGGGATATCCACGATCAATGATTTGTTGCAACGTTGCCCATCCCGGTCCTTCACGTTCTACAATAAGCAATGCATTATTGTAATCTGTCGCTACAGAAACCAACATGTTTCCAAACTCTTTGGTCGGAATATGTCCCTTGTATTCGGCACATTGCTCCATAGTTTTGGCATTAAGGACATGAAAAGCAGAATAATCCTCTCCGTCTCCACGAGCAACGTCGGCGCAAACAATATAACTGGCATCTGGAGTGTACATTGGATACTGCCAAACCCAATAATCCTGAAGAATCCCACGCTTGTCGGTAGTGTCTTTCATGTAGGTTTGCTTAAACCATGCGATAAGCTGAAGATCGATGACCGTAGCACCCGAACTTAAAAAGTCACAATCCAATTCTTGTGCGGTTTTTTTGAGATTTTCGCTTACACGGTCTTGATCTTCACGCCATTTTTTGTCACGTTCTGGGTGAAGATGCCACGGAAGTTTAATGGGAAAGAACTTGTTCGTACCTTCTTCTGCTTGAATCCACATTTTATGGAAGAAGTTTCCCACGCCGTTAGGCGTCGAAAGTAGAATCGCCTTACCACCGGTGCTCAGAGTTGGCTGTGACGCCGCCCAGATTTCCTCGGCTTTTTCTACGAATGCGGCTTCATCAATAATCAGCAAGGACAATGCGGCGGAACGTCCAGCAGTAGTTGCGGACGATACGGCGGCAACATTAGAGCCATTTGCCAGTTTTAATGATAGACGATTGTCTTCTTTGCATTCTACCTTTAACCACGATGGAAGATTGTCATTGGCAAACCGAATTTTCGATACGATTTCTTTTGATACATCCTGCTTAATGGAAATAATAAGAACATTCTTGTCTTTGTGAAAAATCATCAACCAAAGAGAATAAGCCGCAACCAATGTTGAAATACCCATTTGGCGGGATTTTAAAACAATGCTAAAATCATGTTCGGCGAATTTTTGAAGAGTATCCGCCTGAAAGGGGTATAGATCAAAATTGATTGTCCCACGGATTGGGTGTTGAATCTTGACGTATTTCCGCATGAAATACACGGGGTCAAGAAGGCATTTGCGATACTCTTCTCGAATAATCTCTTGAAGAGTTTTCTTTTGTTGATCACTCATGGTTATGTTTTCGGGGTATTGGCTTTCTTCACTCTGGCCAATTCTGTATCAAATATTCTTTTTGCTTTTTTCTTGTCCTTCGTAACTTTAGTTATTGCCTTGGTTATTTCAATCAAATCTTCACGTGCGGCTTTTAGTAAATCGGCAGTATTCATTCCCTTGAACTTTTCTAGAAATCCCTCGCTATTACACAAAACATTCAAGGTGTCACTCTCGGTTTCGAAGTGGTGAATGCTTTCTTCGATCTTTTGTTTCATATCTTCCAAATACCCCAAATAGTTCGAAAGCATTTTATAGTTCTCGTAATGATGGTACACACCTAAAATCCGGAGTTCGGTTTCCTCCTTGATAATACAATCAAAACATTTTCCGGTTTTCAAGAAAAACTTGGCATCCAATCGATTTCCATATCGGATGTCTTGTCCACAGGTGCATTTCTGTCGAGTCATTTCTCTAATCATCTCAGCCTGAGAATTAACACTTACCTTGGCTCCATTAACCATTTTCCAGCGTTTTCCACAAGCATCAGTCCATTCGTCTCCGTCTTTTCGCTTAATTTCTTTTGGTGTGTAACCAATTTGTACAAAGGGACGCTCTCCTGTGAGATATGAGCGAATTATATCCAAGTTACTTTTACCTCTATATGTTTTTTCCATAATTTTCTTTTTTTCCTAAACAAATCCATCACCGGTTATTAGATTTTCTATTTTATACACCCCGGTTTTCATTTTGTTTCGTGTCTTCGACGGGTGGAATAGGTACATCCACTAAAATAGTTCCGGTTTTTGTTTGAATGGTTTTTATTGGCATTTTACCAGTTTTGAACCAATTCCATGCGGTTCGATATGTTATGCCTTGAGATTTGGCCCATTGAGATAATTTCATAATAATAAATATCAATATTTTTCTATAAAATACAATATTTTTCTAAAAATTTACGGAAATTGTTCTTTTGTTCCCGTAGCGTCCACGAAAATTTTTCGGCCAATAAAGTTGGCAAAATCATATTGAACGGCTATTGCTTTCGCAACTTGTTCGGCTCCGGTTTGATAATCGTGAAGGGTGATGTAATCCGAAGAAGACACATACAATCGAGCAATGTTTGTATAGCAAAGTTTTCCGTCGTTTGCATCTCCGGTAGGAATATGCCATCCAACTAGTCGTATTGTTTGGTCACAATTTTGAAGATCTGGAAAATATGGAACACCTGTAATTGTAACATCTGGTAATGGGGCAGGAGTATTTTGAGTAATCGATATAACAGTATTAACAGAGTTCAACGTCGAAGGACCAGTCGAGGCGTATAAACTTTCCCCATCGGTGTCGAATGTTTGAACTGCACGGAGATTGGAATAGACCACATTAGAGTTAATATCTAAAAGTTCTGCTTTTATGTCAAACGCTTCATTTGCCACATTAACCGAAAACGGAATTTTGATGACTTGTACTTCCGGAGAAAACCCATAATCGCCATATACTTTTAGAGAGAACTCCGATAGCGTGGGGCTACAAAGGTATGGAACAATGACCAGCGTTCCGTAATAATCGTTCGATGGAGTAAAATAAAAATATTGTTTGTCATTGAATCGCTTAACCGCCACCGTATCTTTGATTTCTATTTCGCCTAGTTTCAACCCGTGTTTTGAATCGTAGGATTTTTCGGTTTTTATGCTTTCGATAGAACTGGTAAAATAAAACGCAACTTTGGATTTGGTTTCATTTGCATTCTTTTCCACCGAAATGTTTGTCGAAAGAACATACAATGCATCCTTTTTGAGGTTGACAAAGTTAGAATTGTATCCCACCCCAGATAATCGATTATATTCGTCGGAATCATATGGATAATAAATCGCATCATTTGTTAAGCCGATAGTATCGGTTTTAACCATCACCCCTTCATTCCCGTCTGCGTTTTCCACGGGATTGGCAACAATTTTCATCCCGTGAATGGGGTTACTTACCGCCTGAAGAGTTAATGCGTCTGAACTTGGAAACCAATATTTGTTAATATGGGGTTGATGATAAAACACTCCCATGCTATCATAAAATTTATTAAACGTAACGGCATCAACGAGCATTTCATTTGCCCCAAGAAGCTCATTAGAAACCATAACAAACTCGCCTGGGTAAAATGAACTTTTACGATATAGTTTATGACGAGCTACAAACCCCGAATAACATTTCAGGTTTCGATAACTAATTTCGGCAAACGATTCTTTTACGTCAACTTGGACAGTAGAAGAAATATTGTATTTTCGGCTGGAATCGGGACTTGTATTGTACATGACAAACCGATAATCCAAGAAACATCTTCCCAATATGATTTGTGAAACAAAATAGTTTTTCCCCTGTGCATAGAAAAAAGGTTCGGTTAATTGAACGGTTCGACTATCGAGAACTTTTTTGATTGGAATAGAAGCCGTAATATCTACGGACATTTCTGTATTAGTATAAGGTTTTTGAATTCGATCAATATGAAGAATGAGCGTGTGACCTTCCATTTGAGAATTAAATGCTTTATCGGGCAAGGTTCGTGGTTCAAAATCTGACGCAATCAACTCTCTAAACGCCGAACTGGTAACCATAAGTCGATAATCAATATCGGTTTGTTTGAAATCTATTGTGTTTTTGTTCGTATCTTTTTTGGGGTTTCCGGCATAGGTGTTGAAACTAGCTGAGAAGTTGATTTCTATATTTAACTCGGGTGCGGGCGGCTCATCGGGAATATCAAACTGTACCGCCGGGGCTTTTACATATCCATCCCCCCCATTTGTCACGACAACGTTAGTGACAACACCATCGGTAACTTCTGCGTATGCTTCGGCTCCTGCCCCGCTTCCATTCGGAATAAAAGTAACGGCGGGAGTAAAAGTATACCCCAATCCACTTCCTCCTGCTGGAACGGTTACAGATACTACCTCACTTTTAATAAACGCAGTGGCTTTAGCTGGTGTAGTTTCATCTTCTCCGGAAATAGAAACGGCGGGGGCAGAGGTATATCCTGATCCAGGGTCATCAATAATGATTTCAGTAATTGAACCACCGGCCCCAATAATGGCGTGAGCCGTGGCATTCCCCCCAACACTAACCTCAACCGATGTATAACCCGCCCCGGCCTGATCCACCCGTATTCTATCTACATAACTTGCAATGTTTGCTGTGGCTGTAGCTACTTCTACGGCTGGTGGCGGGGGGTAATCAACCTCGGCTTTATCAGTATCAATGACCGGATAAAGAAGAGAACGTACTTCCAGTGTGGGTTTATTGAAAAAACGAACCTTAGAAACATTATTTTGTGTTTTATCAATGGTTATATTTCCAATCCATCTAACCACTTCTCCTTTAGTCGTGGTTCCTATAAAAATCAATTTTCCTATTCCATTATACGTTTCATCGTAAACATGAATAGAGATAACATATTTAGCGGCATCGGTAAATTGAGCGTCCTCGGAACGGGCTTGTTCGAGATATAGAGAATTACCACCTGAATCCAAGCATTCTACTTGGATTTCCGTCTTGTCCTTTAATAGAGGAGACCCATTAAATGAAACAGCGTTTTTCCCCGCCGTGAAGGCGGGGTTAAACTCAGACAGAACAAAGTATTTTGAAAGATACTCCGTGTCTTCAATGTCCACCTTGCGGGTAAGAAGACCTAATTGAATCCCCTCTTTCCCGAATGATGATAGTAATGCCATGCCTATAAATAGGCAATGGCAACTCTTTTACTCGAAGACTACTTTAGAAAAATTCCCAATCTGGGATATCTCTACTTTGTGAGAATTCCTGTATATTCATTGTATCTCCAAACTTGGCATCCAAGGTGTTGTTTTATCTCTTCCATTCTTTTTATATCCTTCGCCTTAAGAGTTCCATTTTTATAATGTCTTGGTTCATCGTATTCCACGACAATATTAAGATTGGGTTCGAAGTAGTCCACAAAATAACCAAGAGGTTCGATGAGATATTGACGGCGGCTCTTCGAAAAGAAAATCCCGTTCCATCCGTTTTTCCTTTCCAATTTCCGAAAATACCTGCCCTCTTTCTTGCCGACATTATTGATCCTTCCATTGTTATTTCGTTGAAGTTTTATTACTCTCTTACATGCGGCTATCCGCATTTTACGACGAGCTTCTTCGGTGTGATGTTTTCCATAAAATGGATTTTGAATATCATATCTGTGAATGCCATACATCCCGTTCCCCGAACCTCGCATATTTTGCTTATGCTTCTCCGTATGTGGATGACCCTTTCCCAAACGAGACACGGATAATTTTTGTCTCGTTTCATTGGATATCTGTTTGCCTTTTTGCTTACACCACCGACAACGACGGGACGGAAATTTTATGGCGATATGATAAGCCTTTCTTGATCCGTATTCTATGTCAATATTGCAATCTGGACACTTTCTCGTCCATTTTCTTGGCATAATATTTTCGCATCCGTTCTTTATTGACTCGGATTTTATTTCGGTAATACCATTCTCGCCGCCATTTCCGCTTTGCTTCAAGGTGTTCATTTTCTGTTTTGTATTTTGTTTTTCTTCCCATATTAGGGCTCCTTTCTATAAGTATATTACTCCAAGCAAAAAACTCCAATTATTATTCGAACACCACTCTGCTGAAATTTCCTTCCTGTTTAATTTCAATGATTTTATCCACAAAATCCTTTATAGTATCAAGATGTGATATAATACATACAAAATCAAAGTGTGATTTAAGATAGGTAAATAAAATAAACATCGACTGGATGTTATGAGAATCCAATGTGGAAAACCCTTCGTCCAGTACCAAGAAGTTGGTTCGTGGAAGGTTAGATATGTTGCTCAACGCCACCCGAATGGCTACCGATGCAACAAATCGTTCAAACCCGCTAGTCATTTCGATTGGCCATCGACCTTTGGTTTCATAATTGACATATGGAGTGATGTTTTTCTCATCGGACTCAATTTCAATGGTGAAGTCGGTGGTTTGAGTGAGTATCGAATTGATTTCACTGGTTATCGCCGGAATAGCATGGCAGATAACTTGATACGGAATACCGTTTCGTCCTACTGCCTGATTGTAAAAGTCATACAATTCACGTTCTTCTTCGGTTTGAATCAAATCTTCAATGGTTTCCGTGATTATTTGGATCTGTTTTTTAAGCACTTCTCGCTTGCCAGTTACTTCCAAGAGTTGCTTGTTTTTGGCGTTCAAATTGGTTTCTAATTTATTCAATGCATTCTTGAACGTTAGAATTGTCATGTTGACTTTCTGATTGTTTTCCACGGCAACTTCGTTTTTGTGATAAAGTTCAATTTTCCGTTCGATTTCTTTAAGGGATTGAGAAATTTTTTCCTCATCTTTCTCGCTAAGTAAAACCGTTGTATTGAGCGTGGTAAATGCGTCTTTGGCCTGACTGTGATTATTCAGAAGCTTCGTGTAATTTTGATATGCAGTGTCAACCCACGACCATTCATCCAGTTTAACCTGAACAGATTTCATCGCTGCGGCAGATTGTTCCATTAACTCGGTCTCCAGCTTAAGATCTTTCTCGGTCTGTGTAGCATTCGCATTTTTCTCTGCCACGTTTTCAACACAAAACTTACAGTTTGGGTCATACTTGTATTTCTTGCGAAGATGATCTAGTTTGGTCGTCAAGTGATAAACCGACGTTTTTTTCAACTCAAAACGTTGCTTTTCCATTTCGAATTTCTTACGAAAATCATTGAACGTCTGATGGGCTTTAACCAAATCTTCAGCAATGATTTCTGAAATCTCTTCGGCCAATTTGATCATCTTGGCCTTACGAACGTCTAATTCGATCCGGTCCAATTGAAGTTGTTTTTTTGATTTTTCCATCAACGCCACCGTCAACTCTCGTTTCTTCTCCAACGCAGAAAGGTCGGTTGGAACATCTGTGTCGAGTTTAATGAGTTTTGAGGTTTCGGCTACTATGCTATCATTTACTTGCTTGATTTGTCTGGAAAAATCGTCAATAGCATCCTGTGTGTCTCGGATAGTTGATTCTGCTAAGGCCAAAGAATTTTCCGCATCGTCTAGTTCCTTGATGTAATTCTTTTCTTTGTGAGGTTTGAGTTTAGCTGCTAGTTCCTTGCTCTTGGCATAGGCGATTTCATAGAGGCGGTCAAACACATTAAGCCCCATGAATTGCACCAGTAAATCTTTGCGCTCGGTGTTGCCCATATCAATGAAGTTAATGTTATTCTTGCTGGCATTCTGAATCGATAGAGTTGTGAGAATGAAATCCTCAAACGTTCCAATGTAATCCCGAATAACATCATTGGTTTTTCGTCGCATAATGTCAGTCAAATCTTCCCGAATACCATTGACCATTCGCCAGAAATTAACCTGGACTTTCACGTTTCCAGTGCGGGTTCCCTCACCGATTTTTTCAATGAAATAATGAATGCCTCCAATTGTAAATTCGAACTTACATCGGAAGTTTTCTTTGGCCACATTTCGGGCAACAATAGCTTTAAATCCCCGTTCCCACTTGTCAACTAGACAAAAACACATCGCAGAAAAGATGCTGGATTTCCCACAGGTATTTGGACCAAATACCCCGTAAACTCCGTTCATCGATGTAAAATCAATAACGTTTCCTTCTCCATACGCAAACATGTTATCCCACTCAAATCGAACCGGATTCCATTTCAAGTTTCGAGCAAATTCATCTTTCTTTATTTCGGTGTTGACATCTCTATTGATGAGAAGTATCCTATCGATTTTCGATTGGTCTTGGAGATTGAGTTTGTTTTGAAGGAAATCGGTAATGAGTTTGGCCTGATAATCAATATCGGTCACTTCCGCTAATTTTATATCTTTACAAACCTGTGTTTCTTTTGCTTTCTTATCACGTTCCGATTCAATGCGAATGCGAGATGGTTCAAAAACTTCCGTCAAAGTAGAAATCATGGCTTCGGCAGCTTTGACTTCTGTGGGAATAACATCCAAACAACGAACACGGAGATAGGTTTTTTTCGGAAGATCTGACAAGTCCGTTAGGATTTGTGCTCCATGTAAATCTACCGTAAAATACCCATAGTCGTTATGGACGTCTTTGTAATAATAATCACAGGTCGAAAGATCCCATAGTGTATATCCGTGTGGATGAAGAGGTTCCCCATGGTTTTGTTGTATCAATGAACCGGGATAATGTATACATGGTTTATGTTCCTCTGGAACGGCTTCCTGCATATTCTGTCGCCGGTGAATATCGCCCAATAACGCAATATGATGCCAATCAAATAACGGCGACATAATGGCTGGATTACTCATGGTGAATCCGGTATCCGTTACAGCACGGTCCACGGGACCATGAAACAATGCAATAATGTGTTTATATTCGTTTCTGTATATTTCCGGAATGTCTTTCCCGAGAATGTATTTCTCCGGTGCATCAAATATGCACATGTTATTGAACAGAATATTGCCTATCCCATAAAGTTTTGTTTCACGCAAATAATGCAATTTGGGATGCGCCAATGCATCCACAATTGGAGACAAACTGTCCAACCGTGTTTTGTTCGAAAGCGTGGCATCGTGGTTACCGGGAACAACAATGGTTTCACGAAGATTGGCAAGGTTCCACAAAAAATCGGAAACCATTTGAACACATTCCGGACTCAGGTCTGATTTGCTATGACAGACATCCCCGAGAATGCAAACAATAGTCCCTGCTGGAGAGTCGGCTACATCTTCGTATAAACGTTGAAAAACCTCACGGAACTCGGTATGACGCTTTGTTAAGCGAATGTGAATGTCGGCAAGATGAATGATGTGGGTGAATTCCGAGACAGTAGAGTTTAATTTTTCAAATATCATAACTTGTTTTCTTCTAAAATTATAAACTTGCAATTTAAATGTTGGGTGATTTCGTCGATTCTTTGTATGTCCTTCTCTTTCATTTTTCCGTCTTTGGTATAGTGATGATGATTGTCCTCATAATAATCAATAACAACATTCTTTTCTTTATCAAAACCATCAACCCAATATCCCAACTCGGGAATGTAATATTCCCCGCCATTCATTGCAGTTTGAAATTTATAACCATGAGCTTTTCCATAATCCTCTATTACCCGACATGCCGTGATGTTGAAATTGGGTTTCAAAGAACAGCCATTCAATTTTAGGCGTTCAATACGATGTATATGCGCCAATCGAATTTTTCTCCTTCGTTCCATAGATAATGGTGCGTGATTCCCATAATTTGGGTTGGTTTCTCCTTTCCACTTCCCAATTGATTTTTTTGCACGTTTCATTTTTTTGATTGTATCTGAATTGAAACAGCATGTGAGTCCTTTATTCCACGCATCAATTCCAAACGTGGGGCTGAGCTTCCCAGATTTTCCGTACATCGGATTCAATGATCCGTGACGACCATAACAAGGGTTTTTTTCTCCCCGGCGCAGTTCAGATAATTTCTTTTTAGTTTCCATCGAAGCTTTTTTCCCTAGATGGGACACTTTCAGCTTTTCTTTTGATTCGGGAGTGTGACGAAATGTTTTTCGAGAAAGAATCGTCGCACAATGTTTACACCAATAAGATTCATCGGGTTTGGCGCAATTAAATTTTTGATAAGATGAAAAGACATGTTCTTTCCCACAATTTTTACAGATTTTAATTAAAGACCCTTTATATCTTCTTTTTTCGGCTCGAAACTTTGCGGCGCAACCACGGCATGTTCTATTTCTTTTTGTTGCTTCGTTATATTGACTAACTGATTTGTAATCAATAATACCCGAACACATTGGACAAATTCTTGATTTTTTCATTTATCTAATAGCCCCTCGACAATAAATATGGGTATTCTATACTTTATTCAAGAATATCTTAATTTTAATCTAACAAAAGTATCCATAGTTAGGGGCTTGGATTGAGTCAAAAGACGATGAATCCAATCGAATCCCATTTCAGACGGATCTTTTTCGGGTAAAACGAGAAGATGAATGTTGTCTGCCGCCGTTCCTTCTAAAACCAATTTTTCATATATTCTCAGAGCCTCCCTTATAGCATCCGAGTCAAGACAAATGTTAACTCTTTTTACTCGATATAAACCGAGACAATCTAATAATTTTCTGGAAGGGAACGTTCCAAACATTGGAACGGCGTTGTTTCGAATTGCAATCGCATCAAAACATCCCTCAACAAGCGACACTCCAATCTCGGCGTCGTAATTCACGAAACATTCGAACCCAACAATGTTCTTTGAAAACGGTGCATTCTTATATTTCAACCACGGATGAGGATAGTAATAGCGAGACGAAAAATAGTTGAGTTTTCCTTCATCATCATAGGACGGGATAATCACACAATCACGATATTCGCCTTGCTCGCAATATCCAATGTTGTATCTACATATATCTTCTAAACCAATCCCACGGTTTTTTAAATACGCCATTGCACGGCGATACTCCTGCATATGCTCAGCAAAGTTGGCATCGTGTTTTGGTGGGTTGGACAAGGAGATAAAATCTTCTGGAAGAGAGAGTTGCTCTTCCACTGTTTCAGATTTGGATTTTCTTCGAACAAGTCGAACATCCTTGGTCAGTTCAAATAATTGACTTCGGTAATGTCGTGGGGCGTTGATTTTTGTGAGTAAACTTCCTAAATATGTTCCACGAAAATGACATACCCAGCAATGATATTGTCCCGTTTCCAGAGATATTTCTAACTTTCTTTTGTAATGGTTACATTTGGGACAGAAGTACGTAGCCTGTAATCCCCCTCGGCGGAGTTTGGCGGTTTGTCCAAGCACTTCATTGACGAGTGCCAGAAGCTTACTTTGAAGAATCACGTTCGAGACCCTATCAGAACTTCAGGAAAAAGGCAACTTTTTATACTTCGGCCCATTCTCCATTATTATACGACTCAAGGGCCTCATCCAATCTTGACTTCGCCATGGAAAGATCTATTCGATACCACTCTCCACGGATTTCCAATGCAAATGGAACAATGGTTTCTTTGATTTTTTTCTCGGCTTCTTTATATTGGGGGTGGTGAAGAGAATAGACAAGTTTATACCCCCTGTACGGATCACACGTTTGATATAAATGTAATCGGTCTTTAAGATTTGTTGTAATCCCGACCTTTACCCATTGAGGAAACGCCTCATTTATAACGATATAGAGATATCCAGATTTCAAGGCTGTGGAATTTTTCTATTGGTGCCGGGATACTTTTCTAAGAATTTTGGGTCTGCCCACATGCAACGGTCGCATACGTTCTGCTCCAATAAACTGCGAGCAAACTCATGCCATCCATTTCCTTCAGTTACATCATAAAATCCACCCGTAAGTTTAGGAGTGTCTGGTGTTGGTTGAAGAACGATTCCATGAATTGTTTTACCACACCGGTCACAAATGATATCAATTTCTGTGTTCATGACATCGCAATAATTATAGCATCTCTCAAATCTTCGTTTCTTTTATCACATTTTCCCAATTTATTCAACTTATTATATTTTTCTAAATTAGGAACGTGTTTTGGAAGTTCTCTTGCCACATATTCTTTTGCTTTCATTCCTTTGATAAATGCCTTGCCCAAGACCGCTTTTCGGGCGGTATTGGCTGATACAAGTCGAACTGGTACCGACCAATGCTCTCCAAGAACATATTCCAACACGGCATTAAATCTAGCTAATTTTATGACTACTTGCTGAGATGTTCGTCCCCGTATAAACCCGCTCAATGCGGCTTCTAATTTGACCTCAGAAACAAGTGAAATGTCTGGATGCTTTCCGATTTCCTGTATGATAAAGAATGCCTTTTCCTTGTTGGTTTCGAGTTTGGAAATGTCAATAAACCCCGCATCCACTACGGATTGCCCATTATACATGGCCCAACCGCATGTAACCGTAGAACAATCTAGGCCAAGAATCATAACTTATTTTGAAGAATTACATTGGCCAATATTTTCGGCTGGAATGATCTCCATAAACACTGGTTCGCATTCTGGTTGTTACAACTTTACTGTCTTGGCCCATAAACAGTTCAGTCTGTTGTTCCAGCATCTTGATTTTGAACCCCTTTGGAGTATGGGTTCGAGATTGCAAACTGGTCACCCGTTCATTTCGGTTATCATTCTGACCCGTATCGGTTTTGACATCAAAGGCTCCCCCTACATGAAGGGTGGCATATAATGCCTCAATATTTTGGCTTAATGAGGGTCGTGCGCTCTCGGTTGCTATTGTGGTAGTTGCCATAAATCAAATTGTTCTTTCTGTTTATAAATATCATCAAAAATCAATTTTGATGATGAAATTTATGGGTAATGTCTTGGGAAGTTTAATTGGAGCCCCCAATTTAGCAACGGCCACAAGATCCAATCCATCATAGAGTCCAATTGTAGTAACCATTGGAGCCAAGAATGATCCCGTTTTATCTGCGGCAGTTAATCTCTCATATTCGAAGAACGTTGGGTCGATTTGAGGAACTTCTTTGCGTTTTGTCAGAAAATCCAAATAATCCATTGCTTCGGTGACTTGCTGATGTTGACAGTTGGTGTTAATGTATCCGGCGTAATTATGGTCGGTTAAGCGATGTGAAAAGTATTTCCAAAGAATAGCCATGTCGGTTTTGTCCACTCGACCGTCATAATTTGCATCCAAGATATCAACAAAGGTTGTATCATTATTTTCGAACCGATTAAAACTTGAACTCCAAAGAGTCGGGGTATCTGTCCACAACAATTGGTTATAAGCCAGAAAACTTTTTTCATCATCTGTCGTTACAAGAGATGAACTCCAGTCCGTTGTTTTATTCAAAGTATATTGAATATATCTCAAAAGAACGTCTACGTCTTGAAAATCAAAGATTCCGTTTTTGTTTAGGTCTAGTGAGGACGATGCCAGAACAATGGCGGTGGGATTTGTGCTAACGTTAAACTCTCCCGGCTCCACATTACATATAACTTGTTTTTCTTGAATGGTTCGTTGACCTTTGAAAATCAAATCATATTCATATGGTCTGTACGCAGCCTGTGACGAGAATAACCCATCAAATGCCGAACCAGAAGTCATTATAATGATTTTCCCGTTCCGATAAAATACGTTTCCAACATGAAACTCTTCTCGAAGGTTGGTAAGATTGTAAATATATGCTTTGCCTGTTACGTCATCTAACTCAACCCCGGCACTCTGGGTTGCGGGAATGTTGATTTGTTTGGAACCGCTTAAAAAAATGGGAGCACCTACAACCATTGAACGCTCGCCGATGGAAACATCCTGTCCAAAATTCCTATGTGGGCTCAAGAAACGTTTCTTTTTTTGATAAACATTAACAATTTCCCACTCCAAAGACGCCGTGTTTTTCTGTAGTAAAAGAACCTGTCCATTTAAAGTGTTTTCTAGATCCTGATCACAATAATGAAGTTGCCCCAATGTTCCTTGTACATAACATGGTATAATCTCTAACAAATCCGACTTCGGACTTCCAGCAAGAACATAACCTCCATATGTGTCTACCGAAAACCCAAGATGGTTATTTTTCAGTGTCAATGCCGTTCCATATGTTTTTAATGCCAGATAAAAATCCGTTGGATTTCTATTTGGGCATTTTTCAAAAATATACACTGCTCCTTGTTCGTACAATGAAGACCCCGTATATTCATAAACTGTGCGGTCTGCATATGCTCCAATGACCACCGTTGAGTCATACAAAGAAACATCATGACCGAAAGAATTACTTAAACTCATCGTTGGCTGATATGGGACGTGTGTTCCAAAAGTGAGGGGTAAAATATTGGATGTTGGCCTAAATGTATAACTCTCAATCCAGCTTCCGCTGACAAATTCAAAATAGTATACTTCATTGGATGAAGTTAAACCACATCCTACTACCATGCTTCCACTATACCCACCCGACTGCTTGTTCAATTTTACGGTGTGACCGAAGCGTTGGCCGAGACTAGGATTGGAGGATGTGATTGTTTGGAAAAGAGACCAAGTATAATGACCGCTACCGGTTGAATCGTTTTGATAAAGATAAACAACTCCTTTAGATGAACTTACATAAGGAGATCCAACAGCAATCCATTCGCTATTAATGGCAACAGCATGACCAAACGATTCAGAATATTCGGGGTGCGGGTTTTCTAGAGTGTAAACGTACGGATCAACATTGGTATCATTTTCGGTTCGTTCTAGATCAAAAATATCTACTTCAGAACCGGAAACGGTTAGGGAAACAACTTGAGTTATGAAACTAGCGGAATAATAAGGCGATCCGGCAACTAACAATTTCCCGTACATATCCAATGATACTCCAAATCCATCCTCAAGTGAATGCAAATATAGAACTCTATCAATAAACAGATCTTTATCTGCCGTATATGTTCCTCCGTCTTCGGTATGAAGTGGATCTGGGGTTTCCGTTGCCAATAAAGTATCCAATGCATACCCCCGAACGAATAGCGTTCCAACCAAATCATGTTGGTCGGTGCTTTTATTGTAACGAAAGTAATCAATGGACCCCGAATAATACGTTGTAGGGGAAGTGGTTTTGTCGTATCGAAGGAAAATCGGATTCCCCACAGCAACATAATCCCCATACGTGGCGGTGGCATAGCCGTAATTTTCGTTTTGAAGCTGAACGTACATACTATTGATACATATACTTCTAAATACTTTTTAAACTCTAAAACAGATATGCCTTGAAGAGGGATTATGTATAATCGGGACAACCGTTTGAGGCATCTCCCGGTTGGACATTATTCCCAAATTTTCGAACTTCTTGAATGCGAGAAAATAAGTTCGTTGTAGCTATCAGATTACCATTCCCGTCATCTTTTATTTCAGCATAATCATCCAATGTATTATCATAGAAAATCACGCTTTCTTTTCGGATAGAATCTCCGAAAATAGTCTGTGGGAAACTAAACATACGAAAACTTTCTCCGAATACACGACGCATTCGACTCAAATGGAAATCAAAGTTTTCGGCTCCAAAAATTGCCACTGGATTTTTATAAGTGTTGTAAAATGCCAGCCGAACTTGATCATAAAGCAGTCGTTTGTATGTCCCGGTATCATTTTTTTCGTCTAAGTCAGGAAAGAAAAATCCGGTAGTGTTTATGCCCTCTTCATAGATAGCCTCGTCTTCTTCTTGTTGTTCCAATGCAATATTACACGCTCGGTTCAATAAAGCATTTCCATAATAGTCAATGTAATCTAGAGCAACGTATTCTTCGGTAGAAGTTTCTTCGGTGAGAACGAGATCATTATTGGAAACACTATTAAAATTCCATTCTTTGACCGCCAAAAATGGAGTCGTGAGAAGATTGCTTTTGCTAATCTGCTTAATCATTTATACCCTATAAATAGCAATGGTTGAATGATTTTAATCACATGGGAGGGGTCTTTCTTTATGTCTGATTCCCAAATCCGAATTACTTTATATCCCAATCTTGACGCCATCTGCTCTTTAAATATATCATTCATCTTCACTTCGTTAACCTTTTCGTAATGATTTGTTTGCTTGGGATTTCCGTGCCAGAAATCTCCATCTACTTCTATGATCAGGGGTTTATTTCTTATTTTGAAATCATATGATTTGCATATGCCGTTCTCAGTGATGAAAAACTGAAAGTAATACGAAACCCCCGCCTTATCAAGCTCATCGGCAACCATTTTTTCCAATTTATTCATTGAACGATGAGAGAAAATTTTCTTAATCGCTTCAGGAGTATGTGTTTTTCCAAACATTGGATTGTTTTCTCCTTTTGCCACCCCCCGCTCGATTCTCGTTTTGGATATCTGTTCTCTTACTTCCGGACGACGGGCTGGATTCAAATCACCCTTTAATCCCTCGTGCCCGGTATTAGAAATAGATATTCTTTGTTTAGTTTCATTGGATAAAATGGCACCAAACCGTGGAGCGAGATCCCCAATCCAAGTTTTCCGAACTTTTGCCAAACATTCGGAAGAACAAGTTGGATTATTATGAATTTTACTTCTGTTCACACAAATATTTCCGCAAATGACACAGTTGCACCACCCAAATTTTCGGAAATCATTCAAATTATCCTTCACATAATCTTTAAACTCTATATTGTGATACACGTTTAAATGCTGTGAAAATACTTTAGAATGAATTTTATTGCTACAATGTTTGCATTGGATTTGTTGATCGTCGTTAATTTGATGATTTTTAGTATAACATTTTCCACATTTATCAGACGTAGATTTGCAAATCTCCCCACATTCAACGCAGTTTTTCCATCCTAAATGTTTAAAGGCATCCAAATGATTTTTTACATAATCTTCATAACGTTGTTTATGAACTTTCCAAAGATGACGACCAAATTGTTTAACGTTCAATTCTTTTCCACAATGTTTACAAATAAAAATGTCACTCATATACCATATAAGTATTGAGTGACATTATCAAAACGTTATTTTATTAGGAGTTCTTTATCAAAAATCCAATCTGCACTTCACCAGAATTTCATTGTCAAAGGTTTTAACAGCCGGTCTTGAAAGTTTAGCAACCGCAACAAGTTCATTCGAATCGTTGTAAAGTCCTATGGTTGTAATGTATGTTCGTGGGTCATCTACAAAATCAGAATTTCGGATGGTTCCTTGGGAATGGATTCCATCGGAGCCATCGTAAACATATGTTGGGTTGTTGCTGTAATTGAAATCTCGGTTCTTAACTCGGACGAAATAATGTCTCGCCGGAACATATTCGGATTTTCGCACCTTTATCTGATTCTCTGCATTTCCAGAATCCCCCGCTTGTTTTAATGCTTCTACGATTACTTTATGATTTTGTCCATATTCCGTCGCAAAAGAGCTACTATTATAAGCATATGGTCCACCGCCATCGCTGTTATATCCAAGCCAACCACCGGGATTAAGGTTTTCCTTCATTCCAATAAGTGTACTTAACTTGTCTGCATTAAATACAACAATGCCGTTTTGTGGGTAGAAAAGTCCAATACCTGCATAAGAAGCCCCGGCTACAATGCCTCCATCTAAAGATCCGGAAATCAAGTTATAAACCGTTTTGACTGTGGTTTCAGTAGATGAATCGTCAATAAATGTAAAACATCCATTCGATCCGGATAGTGAAATCTGAAAAATACCCTCATCAACCCTATCTTTCATTTTGTAAGTAGAGAAAGAAAGGACAAAAATATCCACGGCATTGGTTGTGCCACCAGCACTGCCTGTTTTGAAACTGAACATGCCGTCCAAATCAGCGGTTCCCAAAAGTAAATTTTTATATTGCGTGTAAATGGTTTTTGTGGGATTGGCTTTAATGCTTGCGGATTCATTGTAAAAAGAACCACTGCCTCCAATATGACCATATGTAGCCGAAAAGTACGGATCGTTATTCAACTTTTCCGTTATGCTTGGAAAAACATTAACATAATACATGGTACGGCGAACATCATATAAGGATGCTCCGTAAGATGGATACGGCGTTGCTGCTGAAGCAGTTAAATCCCAAAAGTCATCAACGAATAAACTCTGGCTCCAATTCGTTACGCCAAGAGGCCAAAACCCACTGGCCACCCGAGTTGTTCGACCGGATACAATGTCAGAATCTTGAAAAGTATTGAATATCATAGATCAATTAGCTTGTAGTAGGTACCGTTACCGTCACTTCTATACTTAAACTTCCACCAGATTCATTTCCAACAATGGTAAGGCTCGTGGTTGTCGTTCTTCCGAGTTGGGCATTTGGAACAAACCGAAATTTTTTTCCAACGACAACTTGAGAACTTGCAGTATTAATATCACCAGCAAAAGTTGGGACCGTGTTTGACACGGCATTGATGGAATTACTTTCCTCCACCACAAGAGTTCCAACGTTTTTATTTCCCAGAATTGCCGTATACCCCGCTGTCAAATTGTAAGCAGGATTAGTGGAAGGTGATACGATAATATCACCAGTAAAATCCCGAGTCACACTAATTTTATCTTGTGCAATGGAAATCACTGGGATGGACGTTACACCCTGATTCAATGTTACGAGCTTGTACTTCATTACCTGCGTTTCATCCGTGAATGGTTCAAACACAGGGGTGTTTCTTAGAGCAATGTCATAGAAAGCACTGCCATTAGGATGATTGGGTTGATAGAGTGTGTAGTCAATTTCATCATCGGCGAGCGCAAAGGACGTGATGTTCAAATTGCCATTTTTGGCTAATAGTTCTCTTCCCTTTTTTGTTAAAACCGCATCGACCGTCACAGTAGTATTATCAATATATGCCATAATTCATTTAACTCCAACACGTTGTAAAAGTTTCTGCATCGAAGATGGAGATATTCCATATTTGAATGCGAGTTGTCTCTTATTTATATCCCCAGATAAATAGAGATTTTTTATCGTAATATATTCTTCTTTTGGGACTTTATTTTTCTTACATTTTCCGCTCGCATAAGAAGCGGCAACACCATTTCTTATGCGTTGTAGTTCTTCGCCTGAAAATTTTTTTTGAGCCATTTGTTTTCCTTGAGAAATGGCCTTTTTGTGATCCTCCGAATAAATCCTTCCTATATTAAATTGTTGGGCTTTGAGTATTCCAGTATAACAAGATTTTGGTCGATTCTTAAATTTTTGAATCGTTTCTTTTTTGTGTTTGAACCCTAATCTATCAATACTCATTTGTTTCTTTTGTTCTTCGGTCCATTTCGGAATTCCTTTTTGAGCAGCCCTTATTTTCTCGACAACCCACGGTGGTCGTTTCTCACCGGGAGCAACAGGATGTCCTGCTATTTTTGCTTGATTATAACAATTTTCGGCTCCTACCCATTTATCAAGCTCCTTTTGTTCTTCGGATAGTAACTCTGAAATAGAACATTGATTAACAACACTAAGTTCAAACGCCAATTTTCCATGCTTATTGAACGAACGTTGCAAATGTCTATTACTGTGTTTGTTGTTTTTCAAATCATAAATATGGCGATAAAACCTTCTCTCAATATTGTCCGAACTACCGAGATAGAACTTCCCATTGAGTTTATTCGTTATGCGATATATTCCACAAGATGCCATATGCTGTTTTTATAAAATCGGTTCTCTCACCTTATAAGTATTGGCATAGAACCCTTTTTTATTGGTTTATTGATTTATCACGTTATCACTCTTCTGCAAGTTAACGTTACTGGTCTGAATACTCTGCACTGGAAGCGTGGCATCTTCAAGACCGGATTCATTGTCAATGGTCGTATTCACCGTTTGGCTTCCCCGAACATAAATCTGGGATGTTTGTAAATTGTATCGTCCGCTCAAGCTCAAGAACTTTACTGGGCTATATTGCATTCGCTTGTGTGTATAATGATTGCGGGGGTACCCTCCAAAAACTTCAAAGAAACTTTCTTTCGCCACGTCAAAAATTGGAAGACCAGCCGTAACTATAAGACCAGCATGAATATCCGTTGATTTAATCGAATTAATTTTTTGATTGTTCGTTCCAATTGCGGTATTTGGAAAATGAACGAAATATTTTTGCCCACCAATAATAGTTTCATTGGTTGTCAAATCCCATTTTGTTGCTGACGCCGATAACACATTTGTAGTGGAAGTATAGAAAATATTTTCATACCCGTCTGGTGTCATTCCGACCAAACTATATAGCCAAACGGAACTAGATGTATACACGTCTTCTTTTTTGCTGGAGTTTCTGACATAAGAACCGCTCTTGGAATAAATGGTATATTTATCCCATTTCTTAACCAAAAACGCTTTGTTTGATCCAGAGGCGTGCGGAAATTCATTGAGATCTTCTTGGGTGGTTATTCCAATAGCCAATGGGAATCCCAAATAATTTCCTAAACTGCCGTAATTTCCAAATTGAATGTCATCCGGTAAATCAGAAATGTATCCTCCACCATAGTTTACTGGATAACCGAAATTGGTTTCGTTGATATACGAAACATCCAAGTAAATTGTTGGTTTTGGAGGAATGGTTCCAGTGTTGAACGATGACTGCGAATAGGACGTATCAATGTTGAAATCCCCCCACAAAATCTCGGGGTTTCCACGAGAAGTATTTTCAACAAATGTCGTGTGATCAACTCGATTTGGACGAACCTTGGAACCAGAAAACTGAACTACTTTGGTGTATGGATCTCTAACTTTGCCGCCAACCCCCCGTGAACAATAGTGGCTTGCTGTCACTTCTTCGTAAAACACCGAACCAGTATTTTCTTCGGCGAAAATTCTCTTATGCTGATATTTTGGACGCTCAAGAACAGTGGGTTCGACAACAATTCCGGTTCTTAGGGCTGCTCTGGCCGGAATCACGTTTTTGATCTCATCAAAAATGGACCGATCAAAGTAAATCTTGTAAAGAGTAATAAGTTCATTATAGAGAACCCGCCTATCTCCAAAGGAATTGTATTCCAAGTTCAAGTCTCGAAGTCCGGAATATGAAGCCGAATACATATTGGACGGGTCGGCGATAAGATTTATAACATTGTTATTTCCGTAGTATTTTACAATGTCTCGGTTCTTGGCGTCTTGAGGGTCAAGATATAAGCCAATGATATTCGAGTCCTTGGAAAGTTCGTTTCCCGAATCATAGGTTGATCGGTTTTTGTTATCTAAGCGAACATCGTAGTTTTGAGTCCGTGGAAGTATTTTCTCGTTTTGAAATCGATTTGGTCCATAGCTTGGGGTCGTGTATGTTTTTTCTACGTTTTTAACCAAATATTCGTATGGATAAATTGAATCAAACGTTCGTAATCGAACTCCACACGTTATGGTTTCCGAAGACATAGTAGAATGCAACGGAGCCCAAAAATCAAAAGTAGAATAAGAAATTGCTACCGGGCAAATTGGTTTATTGTATAATACAACAGGACTTCCTGTCCATATTTGAAGGAAACTTCCAGAAAAGGTTCCAGTAGCATAGGTATCTCGTGGAACGGTATTATCGTATTTACTACTTGACATTGTGCCTGCAAAACTTCCCGAGAACATCATTTGCCCGTGATTATAATCTCCATACCCATATTGACTCCAATATGAATTTCCAGACCATTTAACAAACGCACTGCTTCCCGTGAAACTTCCGGTGTGACTTCCAGATAAAGAACCATACCATATTTGATTTCGGCTCCCGGTAATATCCCCGAAACCAATAATAACGTGACTACTTCCAGACGCAATACCGTTAAATGAACCGGACATGGAGACAGATCGAATGCTTCCCAAAACACTTCCTGTAACTTGTCCAGTCCATCCCGTTCCAGCAAGTCTCCCTACGTACATTCCATGTGTGCTTGAAGTTATTTGTCCATATGTCCATCCCCAAAACGTGCCCGAAACACTCCCCGAAAAACTTCCCGTAAAATAACTTTGAGTAACCGTGTCTGATGCATTGGTCGTTCCGTACCACTGTCCGGACCCAATAAATCCCTTCACTTCTGCGGTAGAGCTACTTAAAGTTCCGATAGACAATCCATTAAAACTTCCGGTCATCGAACCAGAGATTGTTCCGAGGAAATAACTTTGTGTGGCTTGACCATAGATACTATGAGTAAGAAACCATCCCTGTCCGCTTCCCGATAAACTTCCGGAAACGGTTCCCTTAAAACTGCCGGTA